TGCTTGTAATTGTCTGTTCATTAAAGATCTAGATATCGCCATAATTTAAATATATTTATACTGTTAAGCAGGCGTAGAAATCCTGTAAATATGATACTTTATTTGATTTTTTTACTATCGTCAACAGATTTGACAGGTCTTCCTGCTTGCCATAAATCATCTCTAAATCGACCCTTATAACAATACTCTCCAACGTGAGTTATAGGAGCGTCTATGTAAGCGTATACCTTACCACCTATATCCGTCCATCTTTGACAGAATCCAAAGTCTTCTCCAAAATATCTCTTAGTTTTAGGGTCATGTAAGGTGTCAAATAAATTGTACATATTATCTTTTTTAACTTCTTTACCATTAATATTGGTAGGCTGATATATTTCCAAATGAGGATATTCTTCAATCATTTTATCAAATACATTTCTTTTAATTAACATACATCCAGTTGGGGCATGAGTGAGCTCCATTAATCCTTTGTCCACGGTTATTGAATTAGGGTCCTCTACTTTAACAGGAAAAGTAAAACCTGCTGTAGCCAAGTCTTTTTCATTACTGATAGCATCTTCTTTAGTGTTAAGTCTTCGCCATATTTTATCCCAACTTAAAAGTTTCATAGGATAAGGTAAGCTAATTATGTCTTTATCAAACTCTAACATTTTAAAAATAGGCTTGTGATCAAAATCAATGTCAGAGTCTATAAACAATAAATGAGTATATTTATCTTCGTGATTTAAAAATTCTGCTACACATAAGTTTCTACCTTGTGTAACTAGGGATGATTTAAGTAATGTAAAACTACATTGTATTCCTTCTTTAGAACACGCCATTTGAAACTTTAACACAGCTTGACAGTAGTGCATACTGACATCACTATGACAAGGAGTGCATACCATTATTTTGTGAGGTGAAGTACCTAAGTTTATTTCTATCATTTTATTTTCTACCTTATTGGTTTTAATTGTTTGATAGGTATCATCATTTGCTGTTTCGGTTTTATCTACGTTAAACCATATTGGTTCATTTGGCTTTGGCATTAAGAGCTCCTTTTAAAAATGTTGTCCACGCAGATGCTTGCTTAGGCCAAGAATAATATATCTGAGCGTAATTAGCTTGAGTGGTTAAATGACTATGTATTTGTGGTTCGTGTAATGTTTCTGCTGCAGCAGCAATACCATAAGCAAACTTTTCTGCTAACGCTTTGTAATTACTGTCATAAGGAATATACATTGGAAACTCTGCTCCTGTTTCAAACAAAGCTCCATAATCGGTCACTATACTATATAAACCCGCAGACATTGCTTCTAATAAAGAAATACAAGAAGTCTCTTCGAAGATACTAGGATAAGCATACATATTATAATCTGGTAAATGTTCTCTAATATATTCATTTGGTTTATAACCAATGTAATTTACATTAGGCAAAGACTCAGCTTGATCATATAATGCTCTATAATTATAATCATTTTGTTCATGGAACTCTTTACCATATACCTCACATGAAGAATAAACATCTAATGTAATTAATGGGTTTTTAATTAATTGCATTGCGCCAAGTAAAACAGATAATCCTCTCCAGGGTGTGTTCTGATGAATTATTTTAATAGGTTTACCTTTTTCATAATGCGGAGATTGTTTTATTTTTTCAACTCCATTTTTAATAACCACACATTTTTCAGTAGGGATACCAAACATCATTCTAAATTTTTCATAATTCCAATGAGAATTAAAAACATACCAATCATATTTGTGATGATTAGCTTTATCTTTAAACCAAGGATATAAATTGGGTTGATCGTAAGAATTTTTTTGCCAAAGTACATTAAGCTTATTAGGATCAATGGGAACTTTACCTGGTACACTAGTACAAATTTGTACTTGATCTAATAAATTTTTATCTACGTATTGATGTAGAAAACCTAGTTGTAATTCAGTTCCGCCTTTAGGGCTTTGGTTTCTTATTTTCATTCATAACTTTCTGGAAAACATCCAATCCTTTCGGGGAAATCTCGACTGTAACATCGGTTACAATATCAGGACCCTCTACTTTCTCTTTAGACGTTTCGCCTGTTTTTGTGTTTCTATAAATTGTTACTGTTGTGCAATCTATTTTATGTATATTATCCGTTTTCATTCTCTCTGTTTATAAGCGCATAACTAACTACTACTTCAAGTTTATTAGCAGTTTCTGCTTGAGCTTTTATAGCATCTCCTGCTTCTAAATTCAACCCCTGTTCTGTGGCATTGACTGTGCTTGTAGCAGGTATGTCTTTTCTAAAAAATTCTACATCTGTACTAGCAGATGAATCTCTTAGATCACAATTAACTAATACGGCTCCTGTGCTGTTATTAGATACATATACAGATTTTATAATAGCTATAGCAGACGTGGATATAGTTAAAAGAGTTGTCATAGCAGTTCCGTCTAATATTTTGCTAGCGTTTTTATATTGTATTGTCATGATAAAAAGTAATTAAAAGCATCCTGTTCGTTTTTTAAATCTTCTTGAAAAGAAAAATTAAGTTGTTGTTTCATAGTAGTCATAGACTCAATAATTTGTCTTTGATTTTCGACGTCATATTCCTGTTTAGGTTCGGGTATATAATTAGTTAGTTTAGCCATTATTTTTTAGTTTTATCTACACCTTTTATTTTACCTTTATTTTTTGAAGCATAAAATACAGTTTTACCTTTTTTCTTACCGTATCTATCTTTCATAGATTTCATTATTTTTTTACCTTTTGTAGTAAGTGGCATGTTATCTTCTCCCGTCTGGTTGAGCGTCTAGTCTAAAACTACCATAACGCCAAGTTTCACCTGCAGCATCGTTTTCTATTTTTAAAGATAATAATCTGCCTCTCGCTCTAGTATCTACTTTATCCGTAGTAGTTGTTATTGTAAAGGGACCTAAAGGTGAACCGGATTGAACATCGGATGGATAATCGGATATAAACAAAGTTACTTTAGAGTTTCCCACTAAAAATTTATAGTCTGGCATAAATCTTTTCATTGACATAAATAGTTCACCATCATCAATATCAAAATCTCCAGATCTAATAAAAGCATTAATTGAAGTTCTGCCAGAACTATTAACTTGATCATTTCCTACTTCATGAGCATAGTAAATAGAAGCCCCATATAAATTTGTAATACCTAATATATCTGGAAATACAGGTGTTCCTGTATCTTCATAATCAGTTGCATAAGGTTTAACAAACACCCCTTGATCAGCGTAAGTAGTTCTATCTAATGATGAAGTGGTCCAAACATTTTCTTGATAATTATACGTTACACATCGATCAATTTGTTCTGATCCATCTTTAGGATAAAACCAATTTACTTCAGTATATAAAGAGTTAGGTGCAGAATAAACAACATCAGATGAATTAAAATTAATACCTAAATTTCCATTTTGTGTGGTAAATACAAAGTCTTCAACTAAACAAGGCAAGGCTTTTACAGTACCATCATACATAAAAAAACCACCTTCATTAGACATCCAATATATAGCACCATTAACATAAGAGGCTGCATGCTGTCCTATGCATCCACAGTTAGTGCCTACTTGTCTAACACTAAAAGTAAAAGGTGGACCTACAAATTGAATTACATATGCAGCGTTATCGGTTAAAACAAAAACATAATCTTTACCTTGAAGAGCCGATCTAATTTGATTACCTGTATCTAATCTAAAAGTACCTGCTGTATTAGTTGCTGTTGGTAAATAAGTATTTAAATCTTCTTGGTTTGAGAATCTTACAAACATGGGATCTTGTGTTGTGACGTCACCAATAGTTGTTTCAGTTCCAAAATGAAATAAGTGTCTATCTCTATCTGATACTAATGTAAATCTAGAAGCTGTTGGATTGGCAGAGGTAGAAAAACCTGATGTAGTTAAGGATGCTCTAATACCTCTAGCTCCAGAGGCTCCTGCATCCCATGTAAAAGTTTTGCCATTAAATATTGTAGCAACTAAAACTTGACCAAAATTATCAAGACTCCAATTTCCTGGATCTAATGTAACGGTGCTTGTAGTTCGTTCTGTGCCCCACGTAGAATCTCCCCATAAATAAGTTCCCCAACCATATCCTGTTGTTTGAGTTGTTGGTCCTATTTCAACATAAGGATTAACAGTTGCAGCTCCTACTGCAGTCATACCAGATCCTCCTTCATTTCTTACAGCTTGAACAGTAAATTTATCTACCGTTGCAACTGTTAAAATTTCATAAGCTACTTGTAATTCTGTAGGCGTAAAATCAGATGCTCCTGTAACAGTTACACCAGATAAAGTTATATATCTGCCCACAGCTAAACCATGAGATCCTTTATTAACAGTTAATACATTTGAACCATTAACTGTTGTTAATGTGCATCCAGTAATTGCTGTATCTAGAGGAGTAATATCAAAAAAATCATTACCGTAATATAAAAATAAACCTTGAGAGGTACCAACAGCAGCATAGCGTTCTCCTATTAATGAAGTCCAAGTTAATTGCGCTCTCGCTGCGCCAGGTAATGTTTTAGATGCAGCGGTCAATTGTTCCCAACCACCTATTTTTTCAGGGGCTGTGTATCTAAAACGTACAAAATCACCATCTACCCACTGTCCAGGAAGAGCAGAGGGTACGCTTTGTTTATTAAAACCAGGTGCAAAATCTACTTTTTTTAAGGCCATAATTGTGTTATATAATAATTTTATAGAGAATGAAAGTAACATAATTATGACTAAAGCATGTTAATAAAAGCAAAAAATTTTAAAGATATACAGAAAAATAAAGTTACTTTAGTTAAAAACTTTGTATCTTTAACAAGAGAATATGATTTTAATCTATTAAGTAATTTAATGGAAGAAAATGATTGTAGAATTAGCCAAAAATCAAGTATAGGTAATTTAAAAGATGTATTTCAAATACATGATGTATCCAATGTCTTAGAAGAATTTAAAATATTTAATGATTTTTTAAGTAAACTTTTTAAATATAAAAGAGATTCAAGAGATGAATTGGATTTATTTTTTAGTTTAGTATCTCAAGTTGGTATTAGTCATGTAGATGTAGAAGATGTTTTTATAATAGGTTTAAAAGGAATAACAATTTATCGTATTTCTGATAGTGAAAATAAAGATTTTTATATTAAAAAAGGAGATATGATTTTTATTCCAAAAAATATAAAACATAAAGTAATAGGTTTAAACCCTAGAATCGTTGCATCAGCGGGTTTCTTTGGTGAAAGAAAATAAAAATATGGATTATTTAGAAGCAATTGTCGAGCTAAAAAATGTAGTGTCCTCCGACTTTATAGATAAAATTATACCTTTAACAAATCATAAATCTAAAGAAAATTTAGAAGTTTTAGGAGGTTTAATTAAAAGCACAAGAAACGTAAAAGGTTATCATTTAAAACTAGATACTCCTACAAATATTTTTTATTGGAACTACATAAAAAGAGAAATAGAGAGACTGTATATCTTATATAAAGCCAAATTTCCTAAAATGGCAAGTAATAAAATAAATCAAATAGACTTATTAAAATATAATCCAGGGGGAAAATATGAAATTCATACAGATCATTTCACAACAACTATAAGAGCTTTAAGTGTAATTATAAATTTAAATGATGATTATGAAGGAGGAGATTTAATATTTACTGATCAAAATGAAAAAGAAATAAAAAGATTAAAACTTGGTAAGGGATCAATTGTGTTTTTTCCTAGTAACTTTATGTATCCACATGGAATCAAACCTATTACGAAAGGAACAAGGTATAGTATAGTTGCATGGCTACAGTAAATTATAAAGTAATTAAAAATTTTTTTAATCAAGACGAATTAAATATTCTTCAAAAATATTGTTATAACAAATTAGATACGGTTGATAATCATAATATTGGAGACATTCAATCTTTTTCACCCTCTTGGTATCACGATTCTTTAATGACTTCTTTATTAGATATAAAACTTCCCCTTGTAGAAAAAGAATCTAAAATAAAATTGTTTCCTACTTATGCTTATTGGAGATATTATATTTTTGGAGGAAAATTAAAACCACACACTGACAGACCTTCTTGTGAAATATCGGTTACTGCTTGTATAAAAAAAGAAGATAACTGGCCAATTGTAATTGAAGGTACATCATTTGAATTAGAAGAAGGTGACGCAATTTTATATGCAGGTTGTGAACAAAAACATTGGAGGCCTGGAGTATACAAAGGTGAAGGTATGGCTCAAGTATTTTTACATTATGTAAATCAAAATGGACCTCATACAAAACATGCTTATGATAAGTTTTTAAAAACTACAGGAAAACAACACTAATGAATGAAAAAACAGTAAATATAAATAATTTTATAGGTGTATATGATAACTATATAACTGAACAAGAGTGTAATAAAGCAATTAATCTATACGAAGATCAAAATAAATTTAATAATACAATTAATAGAATGGGTTTTGAAAAGGCATCTATATTACAAAAACAAGATCAACAATATTTTGCAGCGCCTAATAATATTGATGTTTGGTGGGAATCTTTAAAACCCATGATGGTTAATTTTGATTTAGCTTGGAATCATTATGTACAACATACAGGAGCCTCTGATGCTTATGGAGTTCCTTTTCATTTTACAGATTTAAAAATTCAAAAAACTTTACCTACAGAAGGATATCATGTTTGGCATATAGAGCATGGTAAAGGGTTTAGTAATGAAGCTCGTGCTTTTGTTTTTTCTATATATTTAAATGATGTTGAGGAAGGTGGAGAGACAGAATTTTTACATTTTTCAAAAAGAGTAAAACCTAAAACAGGTCGCATAGTTATTTGGCCTGCAGGCTTTCCTTATATACACAGAGGAAACTCACCATTGTCGGGTGAGAAATATATTTTAACTTCTTGGATGATGTTACGATGAATAAGAGGTAGGTCTTGCGCCTAATCTAGCAATTTTTTCTTCAGAAGTTTCACCTTCAACGTCATCATTATCCCAATTAGTTTGTAATTGAGTTAAATGAGCTGCATCCCATCTACTAATAAATTGGGGCATTGAAATTCCTTCGTCTGCTAAAGAACAATGTGCTGTTCCATCTCTGTGTTCTACTTCATCAGAAGAAGTAGAAGTACCTGATTGAATAGCCCAAATATTTTGAAAATCAGTAGTTGCCCAAAAAGCATCATCATTGATTACATAACCTGTACCTGCTTCAGCACCTGTATTTTTAATAACACACTTGTCTTCGAATACTACTGTCCAATTTGAATTTGTTGCCATAATCTCTCCTATGTTTTAATAATATAAATAAGTGTTAAAAAAGGTTGAAGAACTGAAGTTGCATCTCCCGCAAAGTTTGCACTCATATTATGATCGTGTCCACTACCTGAACCTGCATTAGCAGTGGTTAATGATCCGGGGCTAACTCTACCAAATGAAAGACCTGTTCCACCTGATGCGTTACCTGGTACAGGACTTCCAGAAAAATTAGGACCTGCATTATGTGAGTGAGATGCAAGTTGTGATTCTGATAAAGTTGCGTTTGCTGTTGAACCTGCAACGTTTCCAGTTGAGGTTACAGTGTTTGCTCCACCAGTCGAAGCTAAAGCTTTGTTATTAGATTTTCCAACCGGTACGTTATCAGCTAAATTTGGTACAAGAAAAGTTGATGAACCATCACCTGCACCATAAGTAGTACCTACGATTGCAAATAAAGCTGAGTAAGTTGATCTTGAAACTGTTTGACCATTGCACTCTAAAAAACCTGTTGGCACTGAAGCAGAAGACCACGGCACAATAGTAGCTGTAGGAATTCCTTCGATACCTGTAAGGTTTGCTCCTGAAAAATCGTATTTTGTTGCTTCGTAATTTGACATATTATTTCTCCGTGTAAGTCCATCCTGTT